GCTCTATATTTAGATCTTGCTTAATTAAAGGAGAAACTATATGTCTAAGATCATCGGTATCGATTTAGGTACAACCAACTCTTGTGTTGCTATCCTAGAAAACAACAAACCCAAAGTAATTGAAAACAATGAAGGTGCTCGTACTACACCTAGTGTCGTTGCCTATGGCGATGAGATCCTAGTTGGTGCGCCGGCTAAACGTCAAGCAGTAACTAATCCAAAGAAAACTATCTATGCGGCTAAACGCTTGATTGGTCGTAAGTTTGACGAAAAGGAAGTACAAAAAGATTTAGATCTAATGCCATATGCTATCGTTAAAAATAAAAACGGTGATGCATGGGTTAAAATTGATGACAAAGAACTAGCACCACCTCAGATCTCAGCAGAAGTATTGATCAAAATGAAAAAGACTGCTGAGGATTATCTTGGCTACGAAGTAACACAGGCAGTTATCACAGTGCCAGCATATTTCAATGACAGCCAACGTCAAGCAACCAAAGACGCAGGTAAGATCGCTGGCCTAGAAGTCCTACGTATTATTAACGAGCCAACAGCAGCTGCCTTGGCATTTGGCATGGATAAAGCTGATAAGCGAGATAAGAAAATCGCAGTATATGACCTAGGTGGTGGTACATTTGACGTGAGCATCATTGAAATTTCAAACCTAGATGGTGAATTCCAATTTGAAGTATTATCAACTAATGGTGACACATTCTTAGGTGGTGAAGACTTTGACCAACGCATCATGGATTTCATCATTGATGAATTTAAGAAAGAGTCAGGGGTTGATCTTAAGAAAGATCAACTAAGTCTACAACGCTTAAAAGAAGCCGCTGAAAAAGCTAAGATTGAATTGTCTAGCAGTAATCAAACTACGGTAAACTTACCCTATATCACAGCAGATGCCTCAGGTCCTAAACACTTAAACGTGACTATCAGTCGTGCTAAGTTCGAAGCTCTAGTAGAAGACTTGATCACACGTAGTATCGAACCATGTAAAGTTGCATTGAAAGATGCAGGCGTATCGGCTAGTGACATCAGTGATGTTATCCTAGTTGGTGGGCAAACACGTATGCCTAAAGTACAAGACGCAGTTAAAGAACTTTTTGGTAAAGAGCCACGTAAAGATGTCAATCCAGATGAAGCAGTAGCAGTTGGTGCGGCTATCCAAGGTGCGGTACTTGCTGGTGATAAGACCGACGTTCTATTACTAGACGTTACTCCACTAAGTCTTGGTATTGAAACCATGGGTGGTGTGTTTACTAAACTTATTAAGAAAAATACAACTATTCCTACTAAGGTTAGTCAAACTTTCTCAACAGCAGAAGATAATCAACCAGCGGTTACAGTTAATATCGCACAGGGCGAGCGTGAGTTTATCAAGGATAATAAGAAACTAGGTGAGTTTAATCTAGAAGGTATCGCTCCGGCACCACGTGGTGTCCCAGCTATTGAAATTACACTTGATATTGATGCTAACGGTATCTTAAAAGTGTCAGCTAAAGATAAAAACACTGGTAAAGAAAACAAAGTTACTATCAAAGCCAACAGTGGTCTGAGTGAAGACGAAATCAACAAGATGGTTGAAGAAGCTGAAGCTAATGCTGAAGCTGATAAGAAGCAACGTGCCCTAGTTGATTCACGCAATAACGCTGATAGTCAAGTTTATCAAGTCAACAAGACATTAAAAGATCTAGGCGACAAGATCTCAGCAGATGAAAAGACCGCTATTGAAACAGCAGTCAAAGCAGTAGAAACTGCTATCGAAGGTGATGATATCCCTGCTATCACTGACAGTGTCGAAGCGTTGACAAAAACCGCAGAACCGTTATTCAAAGCATTCCAGGCTGCCGAAGCTGCCAAAGCAGAAGTGCAACCAGGTGCTGAACAGAATTCAGAAAAACCTAGCGATGTAGTAGATGCTGAGTTTACTGAAGTTAAAAAGGATGCCTAAGGGGTCCTTGATTTAATCTTGCTTTATATAAGGAGAATAAGCTATGAAACAAGTATATATTAATAGTTTGGATATTCCAAGTATCCAACGATTTGCAGTTGGATTTGACCGCATGTTTGATGAGCTCAGCCGTACAGCTGGCACATTGAATGCCAGTAACTATCCACCTTACAATATCATCAAAGAGTCAGAAACTATCTGGAAGATTGAAGTAGCTGTCGCAGGTTTTGATGAAAGTGAGTTGGATGTTGAAATCATCAACAACGAACTGGTTGTTACCGGTAATGTCAACAAAGAAAACAAAGTAGAACAACAATATCTGCATCAAGGTATCGCTGGTCGTGACTTTGAACGTACATTTGCTCTTGCAGACAATGTTGAAGTCAAAGGTGCCCAAGTTAAAAATGGTATCTTAACTGTTACTTTAGAACATATCGTTCCGGAGTCAGCTAAGCCAAAAAAGATTGCAATTACCTTTCAGAAGTAGTATAATTAATAGTGTGGGCAGTAGAAATACTGCCCTGCTATATCAAAAATAACAATGACAATAGAAAAGGAAATCATGGGTACCAAAGCAGTTACTAGAGTAAAGCCTACTCCTAATCTCAATTTAGCTGAACCTCCAATGTACAAGGTTATCTACATTAATGACAGTGTTACAACTATGGAGTTTGTTGTAGAAACACTAGTTACTATATTCAATCATAGTCCAGAAACAGCACAAGAAGTTACCCTTAAGATTCACGAAGAAGGATCAGGCACTGCGGCGATACTACCTTATGAAATGGCAGAACAAAAAGGTGTGGAAGTAACACAGCTAGCTCGCAACAATGGTTTTCCCTTACAGATCAAATTAGAACCAGCTGAATGATATTCAACAAAGTACAGGAATTAAAAGCACAAGGACTGCGTATAGGATTTACTGCGTCACAGTTTGACATGTTACATGCAGGTCATATAGCCATGTTAAGTGAAGCTAAAAATCACTGTGATTATCTTATCGCTGGCCTACAGAACAATGCCAGCTGGGATCGTCCTGAAAAGAACGCACCAATACAGTCAATCGTAGAACGACAGATCCAACTAGCGGCAACACGCTATGTAGATGAGATCGTAGTCTACAACACAGAAAAAGATCTCGAAGATATATTGCTAACGTTGCCTATTGATGTTCGTATCTTAGGTGTAGAATATCAGGATAAAGAATTTACAGGTCGAGATATCTGCAATAAACGCAATATTAAATTGATCTTTAATAGCCGTGATCATAGTTTTAGTTCTAGCAGTCTTCGTAAACGTGTAGCAGAAGCAGAAAGCCAAAAATGAAAATTTCAGATGAAGTTAAATTCACTACGCTATTCTTATTTGTTGTTGTCTCTATAGCAGCGATGTTCTTCCAACCTAGACATCCAACGATCAAATATGATTGTCGCCTAGCTGAAATATCACCAGACTTTCCTCCCCAAGTAAAAGAAGAATGTCGCGAACTAATGAGTAAACAATAATGGACATAATGTTAGACTTAGAAACACTAAGCACACGCCCAGATGCTACTATCTTGACATTTGGCGCTTGTAAGTTTAGTCCATATAAACGCCATGATATCGTAGATGGTATCTATTTCCGCATTTCAGTAGATGAACAGATTGAGCTTGGGCGTCACGTAGATGATAACACCGTCGAATGGTGGGGTCGTCAAGCAGAAGATGTACGTGAAGAAGCCTTAGGTGATGGTAACCGCATTTCATTAGATGAGTTCACAAAACAGTTAAATAGATTTATAGTAGGCTGTGATAACATCTGGGCACAGGGTCCTGTGTTTGACATTGTTATCTTGGAAAATCTTTATAGACAAATGGGTTTACCTTGCCCATGGCAGTTTTGGCAGATCCGCGACAGTCGTACATTATTAAGTACCCACGGTGACCCTAGAGATAAGAACAAAGCAGGCCTGCACAATGCCTTAGAAGATTGTGTTAGTCAAGCACAGGCAGTTCAAACAGTGTTTGAACGTTGTGGTATTACGGAGAAACGTTAATGAATATTATATTTGGTAGAGAAAACGCCGAAAAATTGCGTGAAAAATACACAGTTTTAGACTTAGAAAAACTAGTAGTAGAAGACAAAGAAGTAGAAGTTTTCTGCTTAATTCCTGCTGAAAAAATAGCTCTACCTGATCTACCACAGTTAGAACAGTGGATTAAACTACACAATGATTTCCTACACGGATATCAAACACAGCAATACGACTACTGCCGCCAATGTATCGAGCATTTAACAGGTAAATTTGGTGGTGAAGTTGACACATTCTACGAAGAAATCCTCAAGCGTATAGACAGCGCAGATCCCCAAGAGTCAGACTAATCTAGTCAACAATACACCTAGTTAATTTCTAGCGGTTCCGAGTAAATAGTAATAAGGAGCCGAGAAAATGAAACTATGTATTTCATTCCTACTATTGTCAGCAGCGTTTGCGGTATCTGCACAACCCTTGCCTGATTACACATTTAAGAGTCCAGCATTCAACGGTAATGGTTACAGTGCTCACATCCTCACCATCGAAAATCAAGAACATAATCGCAGAGAAGCCATACAAAAAGAGATACAGGCCAAGCTAGAAAAAGAAGCCAACGACGCTAAAAACACCAATATTTCCAAGTTTATGAACAACTTGGAATCACGTATCTACGCACAGATCAGCCAGAATCTGGCCACTGCTATGTTTGCTGATGGTGGCGGTAACTCAGGTACACTTAATTTTGAAGGTAACATAATCAACTGGACTAAATCCAGCACTGAGATCACCCTAAATGTAACAGATTACGTAGGAAGTTCTACCAGTATCACCATACCGTTAGGACAATTTGTGTTCCAATAATATGAGAAAATTGTTAGCTGTATTCATGTTGTTTATGCTGGTAGGTTGTGCTACAACCAGCAAGTTCAGCTCACCTGAAAAGCCAACACAGGTCAAGAATCTGATGCAGAAAGAGTTTGATACTATACCGCCGCCAGCAGGTAAGCCAGTGGTAGTCCGGCAGCAACTATCGCTAATTTGTCAACTGCTGTCACACAAGGTGCTGATGCATTCCTTATCAAAGCACTAGGTGATGTAGGACAAGGTCGTTGGTTTACTGTGGTTGAACGTGTGGGCATTGACAGCTTGACCAAAGAACGTCAATTGATCAGGCAAATGCGTGAAGCCTACGACGGTGCTAACGCTAAACCATTGAGTCCAATGATGTTTGCTGGTGTGATCATTGAGGGTGGTATCACAGGCTATGACACCAGCACTAAGAGCGGTGGTTATG